ATTTGAAGATGTGAAAAACATTATCAATGAGGAATACACAGGCAGTAGAAATACTGGTAAAGTATTGTTTCTTGATTACGGACTTGATTATAAGCCTATGTCTGAAAAATCACTGTCTGATTCACAATTCATTCAAACTAAGTTGCATATTATGAAACAGATTGCCGGAGTGTTTAAGGTTCCGTTAAACATGCTAGGTATCATGGAGGGTGCAACTTATAACAATGTTGAACAACAACAGATTAACTTTTTAGTGCATTGTTTAAGTCCGTATCTGAATAAGATTGAAGAACGTATAACAATGTCATTACTGAAAAAAGAAGAAAGAGAAAAATATACGGTTAAGTTTTTAACAACCGGATTGTTAAAACTCGATACAGAAAGTCGTTATAAAACATACAAGATGGCTATTGAGAACGGTATTCTTAATCGTAATGAAATTAGAGATATGGAAGAATTATCAGCCTATACAGGCGGTGATAAATTCATTGTTCCTTTAAATATGGCTTTAATTGACGAAAACGGACAGATTGAAAGAGTTGTTGACGGTCAAAATGCGAGTGGCGGTGATCGTGATTTGATTGATAGCAATTCCACAACAGACAGTAACGAACAGATTAAACCAACCGCAGATACGGCAGTACAAGAAGGAGTTTAATATGTCGAACGTTGAATATAAATCAATAACTTTAAATGATTTTCAGATTGATGAAAAGGGAATTATTGACGGTTACGGTGCTGTTTTTGATAACGTTGACCATGCAAACGATATAATCCATAAAGGGGCTTTTCTAAAAAGTTTAGAAAATAAAACAACCTATCCTATCTTATGGCAACATAATACAGATATGCCGTTAGGTTTATGGGATTGTAGCGAGGATGATCACGGACTTAAATCACACGGCAAATTGCTTATTGATGATGTTCAGCAAGCAAAAGAAGCATACGCATTGTATAAAAACGGTGTAATAAGTGGTTTATCAATAGGTTTTATCTGTAAATCTTGCACATGGGAAGAAAACAAAGATGTAGGATTTATTCGTCATATTAACGAAATTGAACTGTTTGAAATAAGCCTTGTAACATTCCCTTGCAACGAAAAAGCAACAGTTACAGACGTTAAAAGTGATGGTGATTTATCCATCAGAACGGCAGAAAAAGCGTTGATTTCAAGCGGTTTTAGCCATAAACAAGCTAAAACAATACTATCTAAAGGATTTAAGGCACTCAATAATTGTGATTGCGATGATCAAAATGAACGTGATGTTCAGAATCAGATTGAGTTAATAAATTCATTTTTTAACAAACTAAAAGGAAAATAACATCATGGATATTAACGAAGCATTAGAAGCAAAGGCAAAAGAGATTAAATCAAACATTGAAGCAAACGAGCAGAAAATGTCAGAATTAAACTCTCAATTTGAAGAAATGAAGAAAAATTGCGCTGAAAAATCAGAATTGGAAACTATCAAGAATGAAATTTCAGATTGCAAAAATGAGATTATGAAGTTGTCACGTAATACCGGAGTTGCAAGCATGGAAAACAAGGAAGAAAAGTTTTCTGAAATTGTTTCAGAACTCTTTAGAAAGAATCGTAATGAGCGCATGGAATTTGACACCGCAACTCTAGGAGTTAAATCGCAAGGTCAGACCGGAGATAATTCTTTAGGTGGTTATGCGGTTCCATTCCAGTTAGACAAAACCATTTTAAAAATCGAACGTGACAGAAACATTATGCGTCAGTTATGTTCCTCACAGTCAGTATCTACACCAGATACACATTGGAATGTTGATTTAGGCGGTACTGAAACAGGTTGGGTTGGTGAATTAACTGCAAGAGCTAATACAGACGTTCCAACACTTACTAGAGTTGGTATTACATGGGGTGAAATTTACGCAAATCCTAAAGCATCATACAGGTTGTTAGACGATGCCGGATTCAATGTTGAAGCGTGGTATTCACAATCAGTTGCAGAAGCTTTTGCCGATAAGTGCGAAGAAGCATTTTTAACCGGAGACGGAACTGATAAACCAAAGGGAATTTTAAGTTATGATTTCGTTGCAACCGCAGACGCAAGCCGTGATTTTGGCAAATTCCAAAAGATTGAATCAACAAGTTTAACCGCAGATGTAATTATTGACTTGTATTATTCATTACGTCAAGTTTACCGTGGCAATGATACTGCATGGCTTATGAACGCAACCACAATTCAAGCTTTACGTAAACTGAAAGATGGTAATCAAAATTACATCTGGGTTGATAATATTGCTAATGGTATGGTTGGTACGCTGTTAGGCAGACCTGTATATGAATCACGATTTATGCCGAATTTCAACACCGCTGGCAATAAGGCTATTCTGTTTGGTGATTTCAAGAAAGCATACACTATTTTTGATTTACACGGTTTACGAATCGTTAGAGATGTAGTAACTGATAAGACAAGCGTACAGTTCTATACCTCAAAACGTGTAGGAAACATGGTTAAAGATAGTTGCGCATTGAAGTGCTTAGTTAAAGGTGCCTAATTATGATGATAGTAGTAGTTGAAAAAGACGTTGACTACTCTGTAGATGGTATTCACCCAGAAACACTCACTAAAGGCGAGTATGATTTTGACAGTTTACCATCTATAGCACAACAGGTTTGTATCAGAGCAGAATTTAAGGTTTATGACCCATCAAAAACCAAAAATGAAACTCAAAGTACAAAAAAGAAAACTAAATAATTAAATTCCTTGTATTTAGTTGTTCGGGTATTTTCTAATTTATTTAGAAAATATCCGTTCAAGCGGAGTAGCTAAAAATGAATTTCCCGACAGTAGCGCAAGTAAAAGCGCATATCAGAGTTGAAATAGACGATGAAGAGGATGATTTAATTCAAGAATACATCGAAAGTGCTATTTTAGCGATTTCCCGATATATAAATCAAAAAATCTATGAGAATGAAGTTCCGCCGGAAGAAAGCAACGGCACAATTTTTGATGTGACTATGAAACAGGCATTATATTTAATTGTCGGTGAATGGTATAGATACCGTGAGAATACGTCTACTAGCGATATGCACGAATTGTCTAACGGTGTTAAACAGTTACTAGGTCCTATAAGGAAGCGTAACGCATGAGCATTGATATTAAGGGCGGTTCTCTATCTAAACGAATTAAGATATATGCGCCTAAAGATGGAATAAGTACATTTAAAAGTATTGATGATTACGACTTGTTACGTGAATGTTGGGGATATATTGAACAAGTATCGGCAAGGTCACAGATTTATGCCGGATTGGAAGTTCAAGACCAGCAATATACTGTATCAGTACGATTTTTTCACGGATTGCATATTGATTGTTTGATATGTATTAACGGTTATTATCATAGAATTGACAGTATTCAAGCGAAATATGCTAAAGGTCAGATAATTATTAGTTGTCATTTTGATTCACGTATAAACAAAAATGCAAGGGTAACAACATGATTAGTTTAATGCAAGCAAGGAAAGATATTTATAAATTATTCAGCGATTGTCTGTCAGATGTTAGGCTGAATAATGAAAATGTTAATGTGTTTGATTGCATACCGAGTACAGAAGTTAATCAAGGTGTTATCTATGAGAACAGATACCTTGAAGCACCGACAACCACAATGACCGGAGAGACACATTATTTCAAGGTACAATGTACAACAACCGTATTCAGTTTTCACGATTGGGAAACGACAGAGCGTATATGTGATATTTTGTGTGAAAGATTAAGCGGTAAAGCAGATAATGACACATTTCAAATGATTATTTGTCATAGCTTTTATTACATGGACTATATTCAAGAAGAAGGATTTTTTGGTATTCAAATTGACTGGGATATAATTTTGTATGGCAACGAATGACGAATTTTTTAAAAAAGCCGAAGAATTTGGCAATGAATTAAAAAATCATTCAAATAAATACCTAAAAGAAATTAAGGTTATTCTGCATGATTGTTTAGAGCCATTTTTCAATAAATGGTGGGATGAAGCAAGTCAATTACGCAGAAAATCAGAGGGCGGAGATGGTATTTACAGTAAATACAAACCGTCACAGTTAGTTGTTGCACTTAAAAAATCAAGAACAAATTTTAAACCGACAAAATTCAAAACACCTAAAAATACAAGTGATGTAATCGGTTATTTTTACTTGCCGACTACACCGCAAGTTACAAACAAGAAAGGCAAGAAGCTTGTTTTGCCAAAGTCGTATTATCAGATGTTGGAATGGGGTATTGAACCTCATAGTTTAGGCAAGGGAAACATAACAAAATACGGTGCTAGACAGAGATTGTTTAACACATCTACATCTAAAGGGCGAAATAAAGGTTACTATGACCGTATGATAGATGTGTTGCAAGATAGTATTGCAAGAAAGAGAGAGCAATTAGCCGAATTGTATCGTAACCCTAACAAGAATGAGACTGTTAAAACCCGAAAGGGCAGAGGTTACACTTATTCTACCGTAGGCGAAAAAATACAGAAAATTGAGACACAGATCAAAGCGTATAACGATAAAATAAGCGATTATAGGCAGAGATGGCAAAATGTTAATAGATGGTCAAGCGGTGGAGCGCATGATGTTATGCGCACACAAACAAGTAACTTTTGGCATGGAAAAAGATTTCAAAAGTCTTTAGGCGGTGCGCAATTCATGCGTAAAGCAAGGGAATCGGTCGCAAATGAATATACAAAAAAAGCGGTTAAGAAAAAATTTATGGATTGGATAAAACAGAAAGTCGAAAACATGAAATAGCTATTTATAGGAGATAAAAATCATGGCTTATCAAGAACTTTATAATTACACAGGCAAAAATGCTGTTAAGATGGCTGGTACACTTACACAGTTTTCTATTGATGGTGGTACAACCTGGTTAGACTTACAAGGTTTCCAAGAAATTGGAACAGTAGGTACAAAGGCTAATACCATTGACCAGTCTACTATTGAAGATCAGACAAAACGATTTATTTCCGGTATCAAAGAAGGTGAGGATAAAGAGTTGGAGATGTTATGGTATGACGGTGACACATCGCAAGAAACTTTGAGAACAAATGCTGGTGAGGGTGCTATTGTTAAATTCCGTCATCAGTTCAAAACCGGAGATATTGCAACTTATGAAGCAACTTTGTTAGGTTGGCAAGTATCAAGCGGTACAAACGAGGATTTGATGAAATTCCAAGTGTCTATGAAGTTATCCGGTGATCCGGTTTGGTCTAAAGCAACAGTAG